ATCATTTGCAAATACATCTGTTTTGTTGTAATAGTTGACGTCGGTAATTTGGTTGTTAGCCTTGTAAAATCTATTCTGAATAGTCTTACTAGCATCATCAACATCATTTAAAACAACAACAATTAGTTCACGCTCTACAGCAGCAGGTCTTGAGTGAACAACATTATACGAGCCATCATTTGCACTGCTTACCGTAACCTCAGCCACATTGGAGTTAAGTAAATTTGCCGACGTCACAGCTAAGGTAAAATTACCATTTGCCGATATGTTATGAGTAGTGGTGCTTCCTGCGTATGAAATAGAAACAGTCATTGCAGTGTCTACAAGGTAATCAAACGTAACAGTTCCTGCGGTATCTCCCACATTAAGACTGTATGTAAAGTCGATACCTGACTCAATAGCTCTACTTATTTCACTGTTGAAATCAACATTAACAGATGCTGTGCTTGCCGCTGAAGAACCAATAGTTAAAACATATTCATTGTAACGAGGGTCATAACCACCTAGATTATATTTGCTTTTGTTTGCAGGTAGGTTATCTCTAAAGTATCCTTCCATTCCCGCCTGAGAAATAGGTGTTATACCGTCTCTGCTTAAGCGCAATACAGCGCCTCTAGTTGCATCCGTAAAGTAAACCCTGCCTCCGTACTCGGAAAAGCTTTCAGGGTTCTTAGAGATGCCGTATTCACCTGCATACGGAACTGTTTGACCCAAAACCTTCTCGATTTGCGTCAATGAACCACTACCATCCGGACTTTGAAGAATGTTTTTACTGTAAAGAACTTTACTAACCTGGTCTTCTTGTAAAGCAAGTAGGTCAGTTTCTCTACCAAATATTCTTTGTATACTACCGTATTTTAAATCTAAATACTTAGTGTTTCCTCTTGCTGCATTGAACTCGTTCAAAGAGTTGTATCCAGTATTTTCATTTGCCGGGCCACTATATATTAAACCGTTTGTCTCAACAACTTCTTTGTATCCATCGAGTATACTGATATTAGGTCTTAAGTCCGTTGTTAAAGTGCTTGAGAATCTCTCATCACGCACCGAAATACTTTCTACACCATTTCCAAAGCTATAGCAGTTTCCATAGTCTATAGAAACAATAGCGTCTTGTGATGATGTTTGACTTTGAACGTTACCTTGATGGTGTCCACCAGAGATTGTAAACGCATCCGAAACTTCGTAGTAGACGTCGCTATCAAGTTCATCTGGGTCTGTTTCAAAAACCACCACACCATTAGTCCTTTGTATGGTAATTTTGGTACTTATTCTACCACGTTCTGTAAGCGTAGTCTGCTCTGTTGATTCTATAATTACTGTTTTCCTAGCTTGAGAAGCAGCGTTAAAAGTCAGTCTAAATTGTTCATTAGGGTCAGTGTAATAGCTTTGTCCGCTTGGCTTATTCCAATTTGTCTCAGCATCTAAAAATTGCTCAAGAACACTTGCTACACCGGTCTGCTGAGTATATGTGTTTTTGACAATATAATCTTGCTCGAAGTAACGAATTTCATCACCATTTCTATCTGGTGAATCCCAAGACTCGAATTTCAAATACACTCTACTACCTTGAGGTAAATCTAAATTTGTCCAAGTCGAACCGCTATCATCACTATATTGAGAAATACCACGGTCATCTTCAAAACGAGGTAACTGTAATTCCACATTACCAGCCAATAACAAAAGGTTTTCTCCTGTGTATTGTAAAAAAGCATACTTATCTTGATTTAGAGTAAAACCGCTAGGTCTAATCTTCATAAAGACGCCTTGGATTTCCTTTATTGAATTACCTCCATTGTCTTCATTACCAATAATCCAACCTTCAGCCGTTTCTACAACATCATTACCCGCCTTAGTAGTAACTTCTAGTACCTTTACTTTAACTTCATTATTAAGAGGCCCGTTATCATCAGATTTAACGATAAGGTTCATGCCCTCTTTAACCTTATGTAAGTTGTTTCCGTTTAATAATACCCAGGCATACTGACCTTCTTCATAGAAAGTAGTAGCAAAAATATTGTAATGCAAGTCTTTATTGGTCTTGACAAAAAACTTGTATCTATCTGCCCAGTATGGTGGTTTATGTTTTACAGTAATCTTTGCAGTATTAATGTTATCACTATACTCTACTGGAATAAAGAAGTTTGCTTTACTTGTACCGTCATCACCACTATTAGGTATTATTGACGAGTACCTTCCATCTGCATCTAAATACACCAAACCAAAATCAAAACTCCTATTGCTTTTTAAAGATAATGAAGAGGCGCTTGAACGGTATAAAAACTGTGTTGTTTCAAGCCATCTAAAGTCTTCAGTAAAATCCGTAAAGTCGTTATCATTCGAATCTCCTGGTGTGTTATCTACAGTATGAGTGTTTGATGGAGCTTGTAAAGTTATTGTAGTTGCCGTAGAAGCAATTTTCGTAAACGTTCCGTAAGTTATAGGGCTGACTGTATCATCTGGACTTGTAGTGCTAACATTGCTCTCAAAATTAGCGTTCATTGAGCTTATAAGCTGATTAAAGTCGTCTGAGCCGTAAAAATCCGTGGCATCAACATAATTTTGTGTGAGGACTACAGAATTATTTCCAACGAAGCTACCATCAAAGTAGTCGTCAGGCGGTGTACCTCCAACAGCAGAATCTAAGTCCATGTATAGAGTAAAACGATATCCCTTAATTAAGGAAATATTAGTTAAGTCTAATACAATGTTTTTGTTAGAGTTTGCTCTTGTGTATGTTTGAGAGTCCCCATCAAGAGTAGTCGCATTATGTTCAGCAACATAATCTATTTTAAGATTGTCTCTGTCTGTAGCGTTTCTTTTTAAGTCATACTGAGTAGTATAATTACCAAACACTAATCTGTTTTGAACAACGTCTTGTGCCAAAGCTTTAAGTGGAACATTGTCAAATAAACGATTCATCTCATCATCCGGTAACGCCTTATAAACTTTCTTATTTGTAAATTCATAAGCCCTTGATACGTTGTCAAAGAATCCGTTTTCCTTCTTGTTTATTGTGTCTATAACATAAACAACATCAGATAAAGGTGTTTTAAAACATATCTGAATATCCGTAACTCTTTTGTCACCGGTATTGTACGATATACTGTAAGCGTTAAATTCGTTTATCATCCCATTGTTTTCCATGGTCTCAAAGTCTAAATCGTAGAGAGATGGATAAAACTGGTAATTAGTAAAAGAAGAAAGCGCTGTAAATTGTCCGTCTAAGTATTTATATCTGTATGCAAAAGCAAAATGTCTTTCAGAAACAGAGTTTTCTTCTAGTACATTGGTATTGTACGGAGTAACGTCCGGTGCAAAACGAGGTGGTTTTTTGTAAAGATTAATATCTTCAGCAGAAAAATTGTTTTCTCCATATGCTTTAGCACGCTTTATATTAACCATTCGAGGTTGATTGCGATTGTCTGTAAAATACAAAATAGTATCCTGAGACTCTTTGTCATATAAGACGTTAGCATGCGTAATCTTGTGGTTCAAGTCAAAGTTTAAAACCTGTGCCGCTCCGTTACGAGTATCTTTTAAAACCGTTGTGGTAATATTATTGCGTTGGTCAAACTCATATATATATGATGATGGGTTGTCGTCAACCACAAACCAATAAATCTTTTCGTTAGCCTCATCACTAACACTGCCAATACAAACAGGACTATCTCCCTCGTCAATAGACGATAGTTTAGTGTTCCCTTTTTCGTTTTCTATAGCACCAACATCAGAACCACTGGATTTACCAACTCTTACGTTAAGGGCATCAGTGTATTCTCCATTAGGAACAAGACGCTCATCGAGGTCTTTGTTCATCTTACCCTTGTTAAAGAGATTTTTTAACTCCATATTACTTTATCCACTTATCGCGTCCACGTAAAATCTGTGTCAATTCCGGGAGCTTAATTGAGTTTAATCTAATCTTTAAATTACGCAAAGATGCTGATGATTGCTTCTTAGCTCTGCGTACAGCGTATTCCGGTACTGCAAATTTTGATGACAATATTGTTGCAGATATATAATCATACATAAACGTCTCTGCCATCTTGTGAATCTTGATTTCGCTATCAGCCAGTCCATAAAGACCATCTGATACATACTCAATAACAATTTGCTTACCATCAAGAGTGCTGTTAACAAACACAAATCCCTGGTCTTTATCAATATGATACATGCCATTGAAGTTAGCTGACTTCGTATCCATACCAAATCGTTGACCCAAGTTATACTTACTAGGGGCACTTAGGTTTCCTTTTTCTATGTTCTTCCATTTATTCTCAATAACAGGAGAACCGGTAACAGCGTTATTATTGCTATCAATTAATATCTCAGCTAATGGTGTACTATCCTGCAAATAAGAGGTTGGTGTTGTAGTATCAAAATTTTGCATAATAGGATGTACAACTCCATCAGAACCAACCCATCCAATTTTTACCATGCTTACAAAATCGTGTGGCAAAGGAACTTTTAAGGTTTCTGGAATCTCCACTTCGTATCCACGTATTTCACGTAATGCATCGTAGTGAACCTCTTGAAGCCCACGTTTAGCATGAAAAACCACTTCATTACGGTCTATCTTGTTTATAAGCTTATCATCACCTACATATGATAACATATAGTTGTTGACGATATCTGTCAATAGCATGTACTGGTATGTGCCCCAGTTTTCGTTCTTAGGAGCATTGCCATTGTTTTGGTAATATTCGTACTGTGTTATGTCTACGCCAACCTTTGCCATCTGTTATAAGTTTTCTTTTTGGAAATCTTGATTTTCCATTTGTTGAGTAATTGCTACAACATCC